CTCGGTGCGCTCGCTGTAGCGCTGCTGCCAGCCTGCGACCTGGCCGGCGAGTTTGCGATTCGCTTCTGCAAGTCGCTGATTTTCCCGTTGAGCTTCTTCAAGTAGTCCGGCACCTTCGCCGACTGTGTCGAGGAGGGCTCCGACGGCGTCGGCGATTCTAGCAGCTCGGGCGATGCAGGCGTCTCCACTTCTGCGGCTGTCGGCGAGCATGGCTTCGAGGTCGTTGCGCATCCCGACGTTGCGAGAAGTAAAAGCAGCCATATGAGCGTCTCGTTGGCGAAGCGCAGCGGCATGGTGATCCCTTTCGTCTTCGATGATTGCGTTCAGGTGCGCCTCGCGCGCGGCACTATGGTTTCGCTCCAGATCGAGCGAAGCGGCCCACGCAGCGCGCGCTTGCCTTGCCAGGTCCTGATCGACGTACGCCTTGACCTCCAGGCCGGCGCCGAATGACAGCATCGCAGCGCACAGGCCGTAGATCAGCGCGGCGTTGCGCGTGCGGCGCCTGGCTTCGTGCAGTTCTTCGTTCGTGGTCATCGACGGCGCCCTTCCGTCTCCAAAATCGACATTCTGCGACCAAGTTCCGAGATCCGATCGTCGCGCAGCGCGAAGTCCCGCGAGGCATCGCCCTGCTTGTACATCTCAGCCCGCACTTCCTTGATCTGTTCAGCGATGATCGGGATCGGCGCCAGACGGCTGTCGATCCAAAGGACGGCCCCGCCGTACAGCAGCAGCAGCCCGGCCGCGGTCGGCAGCTTCAGGCCAAGGTCCTCGATCGACCAGCCGCCAGCCCGGCGCGGCGTCTCGCTCGTGTCCATATCGATCGCCCGCAATCGCTCGCCCATGCCGAAATCCTCGCCTTTTCCCGCCCGTTTGAAGGCTTTAGCAATGCCGCGAACACGGTACAGTTGCCGCAATGGACTGGGACGCCATTTACGCATCGAGTCTGCCGGCCTGGCAGCCGGCGAAACGTCGGCCGTTCCGCGAAGGAATCTACCGGGTGCTGGTCGTCGCCCGCGATTACCAGAGCGGCGCGGCCATATCGACTGCCGAGCGATTCGCCCGCTGGAACGGGGCGTACTGGTGCTGCTGGGGGCTCACCCCGGATCGCGCGGCCCTGGCCTACTTCCCGGGGCCGATCGAGGGCTACCCGTGGCGCCACCTTGAACCTGCTGATCTGACCCTGAAGGAGTCATCGTGCTGAAACGCATTGCTTTGTTCGCTATCGCACTTACAGCCTGTGCCACCGTTTTTGCGCAGAGTTGCGGCCTGATTCCGTGCATCTGGGTGCCGACATTCTCGGTCGGTCCGACTGGCGCCCAGTTCTCGGTGCCGTGCTCGCCCACGCCGGGCACTCCAATTAACGATGGGCAGGGCGTCTTTTCCGCTACCGGCACTTCCACGCTCGTGCAGATCACCAGCATGGATCAGCTGATGGGCACGTCGTACCTGACAGATCAGAACGGCACGAAGTACCAAGGCTTCGCCTGCGCGCGCAATTCCCGCACGGGCGTCTATGGCTGCCACCTGACCGTCGCCACGCACCCCAGCATGCTCTATGCCGTCGTGGTCCAAGGCACGGCGACCTGTAACCCGGCCGGTAGCAACAAGTACTGGGTGGGCGCACAATAGGGTCATGATCCAGCCCGACGACGAGGCCCTGAAGGCGCGGCTGACCCTGGCGGAGGGCCGCGTCGAGTACGCCTACGAGGACAGCCTCGGGTTCCTGACGATCGGCATCGGCCACCTGATCGACCGGCGCAAGGGCGGCGGCCTGCCTGGCCCGATCATCGACGCCCTATACGCCTACGACGTGGCCGCCAAGTTCGGCGAGCTCGACGCGGCGTTCCCCTGGTGGCAGCAGTTGGACGACGCCCGGCAGCGCGTGATGGCCGAGCTCGTCTTCAACATGGGCGCGCACGGGCTGTCCCAGTTCACGAAATTCCTTGCTGCAATGCAATCTGGCGACTGGGCCACGGCCGGCGCAGAGCTTAAGGACTCGCGCGCCTACCAGCAGGAGCCGCATCGGTTCGATGCCCTGATCGCGGCCATAGAGGCGCCTGACGCGCCCGCCGTGGCCTGATGAGCCTCCTATCGCTGGTGCCGACGCCCGTGCTCGCTGGGGCCGGCCTGGTGGCTGCAGCGGGCATTTTCGCGGGTGGGATGACCGTAGCAAGCTGGCGGGACAGCGGCGCGCTCGGGGCCGAGAAGCTGGCCCACAAGACTGACGTGGACAAGCTGACCGCCGATTGGGCTGCGAACCTGCTCGCCATGCGCGAGAAGGCCGACAAGGAGGCAGCCGACCACGAGGCCGATCGGCTCGCAAACCAGATCGCAAAGGAAAATGCCGATGCTGCCTATCAGAAAAAGCTCGCCGGCCTGCAAGCGCTGGCCGACCGCAACGCTGCTGATTCTGTCCGCATTGCCGCCGATGCTGGCCGCGTGCGCGACGAGCTTGCCGCAGCCATCGCTGCCGCAGGGCCAGCAAGTGGTAGCGGTTCCGTGCCCGCCCCCGATCTTGCCGCCCGCTGCAGCGGTGCAGGAGGCCACGCCGCTTGCGGATTCCTCCAGCGCTGCACAGACCTACTCGTCAGCGGTCGAGAGCTTTCTGTCCGACTTGCAGGGCTGGTTGACCGCAAACAAGCAGCATTGACCGAAACGCTCGACTCCTGGCCGAAATGACCGAGGAGAAGATCGCCCAGATTTGGGAGGCGAGCAACGAGAACCATTACCGCTTAGCGGGCCTCATCCGGCAGGAAACCATCCGCGAGGTCATCGCGGAGTTCAGAGCCCACGTGCCGAATTCGGTCGTCACCGCGATCCGCAAACTGAAGAAGATGCTCGAAGACGGGCAATAAAAAACCGCCCCGGTTAAGGGGCGGCGCGGAGGGGTCCGGTGCGTTCCGTCGGCAAGGAGGGGCGACGGCGCACGAAGGGCGGACCGATTGCGATTCTACCTGCCTCTCGGCACCGACGCGATACCGGCTTGCCAGAACTTTTCAACGGCAGCGTGCAGTCTGCGTAATTCCTGCTGCAGGTACGCCTCTGGCGCGGTCTCGGCGACGAACCACAGCCCCTCGTCTTCGGCTTGCTCGTTGATGATTTTGCCGATCGCCTCTAGCCGCTCGAACAGCGTCACGTCCCCTCCCCTTCGGCAGCGTCAGCGAGGCGACGAAGCGCGTCGGCTATATTCGTTCTGCGCATTACAGGCGCATATCTCTCGCTTCTGTCGAACAGATCCGCCGCGTCCCTCAACGCCTGAGCCCTGATCTTCCCCTGCTGCTTGCGTAGGGCGTCTATCCCTCCTCCCGGGGCATTCGCCTCAAGGAAGACCATCGTGCGGTGATCCCAGCTTTTCGATATGTGCCAGCTACTACTGGCCCGAATGATCTTCCGAGATTCTTCCAATAGAGCCCTAGCCTCGTCGAGTAGATCTCTCATTTTGGAATCTCCGACGCGGCAGGCTGCTCGGCGGCGATAGCGAGGCGGCGAAGCAACGCAGTCGCATCCTCGATCCAAGCGTCTACATCCGGGATACCTGTTTCGTTGTCTGCCCACGCTACAAGACTTGCCGCCTGCGCCACGATCTTCCCCTGCTGCTCGCGTAGGGCGGATTCTGCGGCTTCGGCGCGGGCTTGTTGATGGCGCTTCATTTCCATCGCCGCCCGAAGGCATTCCCTGTCCTGATCGAGCTCCGTGTGCAGCCGCTCAATCTCGGCTGACTGATCCTGCGAGCGCGTGGCCGCTTCGGTCGATAGATGCACGACCATTGGATGAGCGGATGCGGCCATCGCCTGCCAGTTGCCGCGAATCATGGCGATCGCGCGCGCCAGGATCTTCTCGTCGCGCACGATGTAGGAGGCCCACGGTCCTGGCGTATGTGTGCTCATTGCCCGAGCAGCCAGTCCACGATCCGCTCGCACGACCCAGCGACGAGTCGATGCAGCAGCCGGATCGCCGCGAGAATCGGCGCCAGCACGATAAGCGCGACGATGCCAAATGGCGCGAGGATCCACCAAAGCGGGGAGCGGCGCGGCGCTTCTATCGGATGAGCCATCACAGCGTCCTCGCCAGCCGCGCCAGTTCGGCCAGCAGGCGTTCGAGGTCGGGGGCGGTCACGTTGACTCCTTCCCCGGCGCGGGCACGGCGGCGAGCAGTGCTTTCCAGCGACTGGTGAGTGCTGCTCTCGGCGTTTCGTAGCTCAGCATTGGCGTTTCTATATCTAGCCAATACGCGTGAACCATAGCTTCTGTCGGCTCCTCCGGCACCCACACCCACCCGGGCCGCTGGCGGGCGAGGGCGATGAGGCGCTCGAATTGATCTAGGATAGGACCTCTGCCAGGATCAAACCAGCATTCCCTCGCCAGCCTCAGCGCCTCCTCCCGTGCGGATTCGGTCATCACTCCTCCGGATCCATCTTCAGGCGTTCGACTTTCATAGGCCGAGCTCCTTCTTGCGCGCATCTTTGACCGAGAGCAATCGTTCGCTCGCCGGTTTGTCCTTCGCCTTCAGACATGCCGCGTAGCAGTCTTTCCAAAGAGCGGCGAGCTGGTTCGCGTCGGGCGCTTCTCGAAGATATCTTTCCCAGTTGGCGATATCGACACCGTCGGTCTTTTCTTCCGCGCCGCGCGCCCACGTCGCGATTGAACGTCCGGCCGACTCGTCGAGTTTCGTCTCCGGCGGAAACATCACGCGATGCTGCTCCTGTAGCTTGATCCACTTCGGCACGCCTGGATGATTCGGCATCAGGAGCGCGGAGGCAGTCAACTCAAACGGCAGCGACTTCTCGCAAATAGGAATCCAGCCGTCCGTGCTCGTGAGACTCTGCTTCGGGACGATGACGGTCTTGCCGTTCTCCTTCTTCATCTCTACCTTCGGCTCGGCGCGGAAGCAAAGGATCACATGCGCGCGAACCTTTAGTAGACCGTACAGCATCCGCTTGTGCTCCTGCTTCGGCTTGGCCCAGGACAGAAGCTTGAACGCGTCGGCGCGCTCTTCCTTGCCCTTGATCAACCGCTCAAACTCTGCCTCCTGCATGTCCATGCAGCCGCCGTCGCCGGCCCACGAGTGCGACATCGAGTCCACCACGATCACCGGATACCCTGCCGCGTCGGCTGCCTCGATCGTTTCCAGGTATGCAGCCGGAGAAAACGGCGGCTCCATTTCCGCAACTTCGAACTTGAACATGTCCGCGTAGTGCTTCGAGCGGCCGCGCTCGGTGTCGATGACGGCGAAGGCCTGGCCGTCCGAAATGCCGGACGCCAGGCGCAGCGCGGAATAGGTCTTGCCGGATCCGCTCGCGCCGGCCACGCCGATCAGCAGATTTACACTCTCCCGCTTGGCGGGACGAAATGAAATGGTCATTCGCTCATGCTCCTACGCATTTCGAAATTTTCAAGCGCCCAGGCCGGCGGCGCGGCCCACGAGATTCGATTCGAATAGCCGGGCCACTTGCCGCTCGTGATGCATTGCTTCCATAGCTTGGCCGCGAACCCAAGTTTCTGCTGCCCTAGCTCCAGCATCATCGGATCGACGCCGACCAGGCTGCACGCGAATGGCGGCTCGCGCTCCTGAACGAGAAAGACGAACGCCGGCTCGGCGGACCATGCGGCCTCGTACGCCTCGACATAATGTGCTGCCTGCACGTCGTAACCCAAGCCGATGATTTGCCGCGCGAACGATTGCGGGTCTGCATTTTCCGTAGTCTTGTAGTCGATCAGGATCCGGCGCGTGCGGTGCTGAAGGTCGAAACGGGCGCGGCCCCAAATGCCGCCGGCCTGCCAGATCACAGAGCGCTCGGCGTGACAGTCGGCGATGTCGATCTGTAGTTCTGACGCCAGCAGCGCATCCTTTGCGATATGCACCATCGCGCGCACAGCGCCGACGTGCTTCGACAGGAGAGGCAACTTTCCTTCAAATCGCGCTTGGTCGCGCATCTCCTTCGCCGCATTGGTTCGCCAATCGTTGAATTCACATTCAACCATGCGATCCTCGCCCTCAAGCAGTAGAGCGTGTGCAGCAGAACCACGATCGAATTCGCTGCTTTCCTCTGAGCGATAAGTCGGATTGAGGCGAGGGTGTGCGTACATCGCGTGAAGCGGACTTTGCGTCACGAGAATCTTCGCGATGCCAGACGACAGGCTTGGCTCAGGGGCCGGGTCGCGATGGTAAACATCCGATGGCATGTCGTCGAACACGCTCGGGCCGTCAAGGCTGACCATGACTGCGCTCACGTCAAATACCTCCAAATCGGATCATTCGCCGCCTCGGCCCGATCGAGCCACACGCCCCAGATCGGCCAGCACTTGGTGGGGGAGAAGGTCATGCGGGAGACGGCCCCGGCTTGTCATCGCCCTGCGTAAAGGCGATGCGGATACCTGTCGGTTGCGGGTCCATCGTTTTCGTTCCGCCGCCGTACGGTTCGACAGTGAACGCCTCCCACATGGTCACGTTGACGTAGATGCCGTCGGTTACGTGCTTCTCCAAATATTCCTGCAACGCTTCAAGCACGCTCTCGCGCGTTAGCTCAAGCTTCTGCACGCCGATCATCTCCTCGCCCCTCCCGCCCGTTGACTGCCACGCAAACACAACGTCTGCGCCCCATCCTGCCGCACGAACGCGACCTCGCCCGGCTCGCACTTCTCGGCGGCGATACTCTGCGCGGCCTTGGCGTCACTATAGGATGACCAGGCGCCCATTCCGAACGCCGCCATCAGCATCAGCAGCGCGAAGGCCACGACGCCGAGCCAGCTCTGCTTGCGGTCTTCTTCGTCGATGAGGGTCATGCTACGCCGTCTCGACCTCCCGCCGAAACTCCGCCCCGCGCCTCGCCCCGATGCGCCGCTCCTCGCCGTCCCATTCGCCGAAGAGGACGATCAGGCGTGGGCGAAGACTTCCGTCCGGGCGCTCCGAGTGCGCGAGCCTCGCCCGATGGCAACGGCCGACGCGGGAGAGCTGGTTAAAGGCGCGGATGTCCCAGGCGTCGATGCTCTGCGTGTAGCGCACGTGCTGCTGATGCGGCAGGCGGGCGACTTGCGGGAGGTAGTCGGCCCAGGAGTCGGAACCGGCTTGGACTGCGGCGCGAACTGCGGTTACGAACATTTCTCGCACTCCTCTTTCGCGCGCAGATAGGCCGCGTTGATGCTATCGGCAGTGTTGATCGCGAGCAATTCGTAAATCTCGCGCACTGCTGTAATCAGCCGCTCGTGGATCTCGCGGGGGATGGCGTCTGCGTCTATGTTCGAGCGCGCTAACGTGATGTACTCCGCATACCAGAATTCTCCGTTCTCGCCGTTGAAAGCTAGCGGCCATTGACCTCCCTC